TATATACACCTTGTATTTTCCCTGAAATCCACCCCACCATTTCGTTATTCACGAAAATTCTCTTAATCATACCATTCCTCCTTTAATACACTTCCCTCTTTTTTCACCCTTTGAATTGGCGTTAAAATGGATTTTCTTAACTGACCAGTATAATCATATACCAAAATCGAGTTACCCCCTTAAAACCCTGCTTCAACGGTTACATTTCTGTTAAAAGTCCTGCTTCGATGGCATATTTTTGCCATGGTCTAACCCTGATTTTTTGTCTTCATTTTCTTGGCATTGTCAGCCCATTTTTTTCTTGCCTCTGCAGATAGCTCCTTATGCTTTTCAAACCACTCTTTCAGCTGTCTTGCATGTGGTTTATCAGGGTCTAATCCTTCAAGTGCTGCTGTGATTCTTGCTCCGTGCTTTAGCATTTCGAGTGTGAAGTATTTATTCTTTTTCCTTACCTTTTTAGCTATTTTTCGCTGTCTTTTTACCCATTCTGGTGCATTTCTCATCTTGCATATTGGTTCGTCAGGATACCAAATACCATTTTTTAGGCTTGACGCGTCATTGACGCAAAGCGGCGCATCACAAGTGTCAAAATACGGGCATTTCATTTACTCCACCTCGATAAGCCTCTTTATTATCTCTTTCACATCTTCAACTTTCCATTCTGTTCCATCAAAATCTAAGTGGATGTAAGGTTTATCTTCTTCTGCTTTAAAAACAGTTAATGTTTTAAGCGTGAGATCAAACACAAAGCCGAATGGATTGTATTTCTCATCATCATACTCAAGTTTTAGTGTCCAAATATCATTGCTAAGTTGCTCAAGGTCTATTATATAATCCTTAAATTCTGTTTCTTTAAAACATTTGTATGCTGGCACTGCTGTAAGTTCAAGCTTATTACCATTCAAGTAAGAACCTTCAACATAAAACTCAAAGCCATTAATTCCTACGCTAACCAAAACATACTTCTCAAAAACTTTTAGAATTGTGTAAAGTGCTTCTTTAATATCCACCCCTTTTTACCTCCTCAATCTAATATATCCCCTTCCTCCATTTCCAGCTTGTAACTGCTTCTTATATAAGGTTTAATAATGCTTGTAAGATCATATTCTTTGTATAATGTTTCATAATACCTTGTAGGTATTTCTGCTATTTCCTCAAATACTCCAATTTCCTGTGTTTTCTGCCTTAGAGCGTTCTTACTCATACATTTAAAGTAAACACTTCTGTTTTTCTTAAACTTATAGTTTTCATAGCTTACTTCTTGCTCCGTTTCCTTTACGTATGCTTTCAGCTCATCATGTAATCGTTTTGCAGCCTCTGATAACACAATATACTTTTTCAGCTTTTCTTCCACAGTTTCGCCAAAGCTATCTGCACACGTTTCAGCAAAAGGACAATAATAGCACTTATGTGATGGTTTCGGAACAAATTCAGTATCATTCTCTATCTTTTCGATGTATTCTTTTAGCATTTGCTTCGTGCTCTCAAGCATGTTATCTGTGAATGGTGATGTTGAAGATGTATTGCTATGCAGATACACATACACGATTTCATTAATTTCATATCCGTTTATTCTTGCAAGCATAGCATTTAGTAGCAGTTGCAAAGCATCTGGCTTAGACTGACCAGTTTTCCAATCAAGCAAACCACCCTCGTAAATAACATCAACAATTCCTTTAAACCATGCTTCTTCAAATGGTGCTGGTTCAAAGTTTTCTGTAATTCCCAACTTGACTTCAAAAGCTATTGGTTTGACAAATTTTAAATAGTCTTTTGCATTAAGATACATCACATAATCTTCAAAGCTGTTAGCAACAATAGCTGGGTCATCTTTTGCAATTGCTTCATGCACTGCGATGCCACTTTCTAAGATGTCGGAACTTTTGTCTGACAAATGATCAATGTATTGGTATTTATAGCGCCTTGGGCAATACAGATAAGACTTAATTTGACTATACGAATAACTCATTCTTTCCCCTCCTTATGCTTTTCCTCAAATTCATGTAATAATCTTTGAACAAATTTTTTCTCGCCATCTATCAATTCTTTCCAAATCCATTTATCAAGATAACCAAGCAACTTTGCCATAGTAGGATAGTTTTTAATATTTAAATCGTCTCTAAAATGATGCCTTCCTCCATCCCAAAAGTCAAACAAATAGCTATGAACAATTATACTGCCATCACTATCGATTTCTATTGTGATTGGATCATATGACTTACGATACCCGTAGTCATTTAAACCTAATGCCTCTAAAATCCGTATTCTTTCTTCAACAATCCATCGATACAGCTCAAACGCTTCTTGATCATCAAGTTCAAGATCATTAATCAATTCTTCAACGCTATCATAATTTACTAATCCATAGTCTTTAAACAATTGATCCTTTTTTAACATTTTAATCAACCCCCTTATGCTTTCCCATGTAATAACTCTTCAAGAAGTTCCTTTTGCATTTTCTTAATACTTGAAATAAGCTCGTGAGGAAACGATTGAAATGCTTCAATTTCATACTCATACAGTTGAAACGGTTCAATATATCCTTGTTTTACCATAACACCAGCAAAATAAAGTATTTCAACAGCCGTTGGATTTATGTAATAATGTTCAAAACCAATTCGCTTTCTCCGCACAGTAATCACCTCACGACTTGACAATCTAAAAAGTCATATTTTATATATGAAACCTTTCGATAATCTTTAAACTTAACCTCCTTAGCAATATTATTCTCATCAAGCTTAATTTCGTAATTCTTTTCGTAGAATTTTTTGGCAACCCTAACCCTCTTGGCAAATAATGTTACAGTTGAGTATGCTTCAAGCTTTGCAAGAAACTCTTTTGTTTGCCCGCCTAAACGCAGTAAATATAACCGCGGTTCACTCGTTTGTCTATCATCAATCTCTACTGCATCAGAAAACACCTTGTATGTGGTTTTGGGTTCTGGCACTATCCAGTAATCTCTAAAAGCAGTAATAATATGAATCTTCTTGCCAAAGAGCTTAATCATGCTTAATCAACTCCTTTAAAAATAGCTCAAACTTTTCAAGAGGCATTACTACAAGATAAGGCATTCTATCGGCTTTTACAAATAACAGATCAACATTCTCAAGCCATTTGTATAGCTGTTTAAAGCCATTCTTCCTCACTTTTATCTCTGCAATAAACTCTTCGACTTTAACATCACCTTTTTGAAACTCTGTAGCGCCAGATAGAGGTATCCTTTTAGCATCAAACCCATCTGCTTTTAGCTTTTTTACTAAGTTATATTCACCCCTATAGCCCTTACTCCTCTGTGCTTTCCCCATCGCTCTCATCTCCCAAAAATACTTTATACAAATCTTCTGGAACTTTATCTATATTTGCTTCTATTATACCGTGTAAAACTTTTTTGTTTTCTTGGATGGTTTCCTTGTCTTCTAAAAGCATCTTTGCGGTAGCCTCTGTAACTTTTCTTGCTGCCTCATCAAACTTGCTAACATCATATAGCATTTTCAAAATAATTATTGAATTGCGTAATAACAAGGATAAATTTCCTAATTCTTCAAAGAAGGCATAAGTTTCATCTATTGGTTTTTCGCCTTGCAAATGTTTTAAAAATGCATCTGCACATTTATTATATGTATCAACAAATCTATTCAAAGTGCCATGAAGGAAGTTAAAAGTAGTAACTGCAAGACCCGGCACAAACCTATCAATCAGCTCTGAAACTTCCTGTTCATTTTTTGCTTCTTCTGCAGCAGTTAAGCCAAGAAAAAAAGATTCAGAAGCCGCGCGAAGCATTATTGCAAACTCATCCGCTTTTTCCATAAGACGCGCGTATATTTCAACTAACGGATGCCCTTCTTCTGCAACGGCAACTACTCCTTCAACATCATCAAGAAAATCATAAAAAAAATCACGCAAACCTTTCGCTAAACCCTCCATAGTATCACTCCTTAGCTATTATTTATCTCCCACCTATTTACAGGGAACTCAGGATAGGTTTTCAAAATAACTCCACTAACACCATAACGGTTTTTTGCTATCTTCACATACCTTGCATCATCAACATCACGCCACATGGTTAAGATTAGATCAGCAGTATCTTCTATAATCGAAGAATCCCTACCCATATTAATATCAACCTCAATATCGCCTTTTCCTGCTTGTCTATTTGTATGTGTCAATACCACAATAGCTGTTTCTAACTCTTTAGCTAACTGCTGTAGCCCTGTTGCTTTTTTACTTGCTTGTTCATAAGGCGAACCACCATTAATAGCAATAGCAGTGAAATGGTCTATTACAACCACACGCACTTTTCTGCCTAAAACGCTATTCTCGATAAATTTGGTATAGTTCTTGATATACTCTAAGTCCACACCAGCTTTTTCATTCACTATAATGGTTTTATAAACTTCATTTAATTCTTTAGCGTATTTCTCGAAGTCATCTTCGAGTGCAATATACATTAGCTCATCTTGAGGAATATTCAACGCACGAGAAGCCATGCGTTCAAAAATCATTTCCTTACTCATTTCAAGCGAAAAGAATACAACAGGTATCTTTTTCAAAGCAAAGCGGTAAAGTAAGTCAACTGCAAAGCTTGTCTTTCCCACACCAGGACGTGCTATGATATAGATCAAGAATCCTGGAAGTAACCCACGGAAATAATTGTCTATCCCTTCATGCCCAAATGGAATTGCTTGTGTTGACCATAACTTTGCAAAGTTGACATAGTTAATTGCAAGTTGGTGAAAGTTATACACTTCCTTCCTTTCCTCTTGTTTTCGCATTCTAAGCTTATAAATTGGGCATTCTGGATTACAGTACTTAGAGAGTATCTTATCAGTGCAGCCAAACTTGTAGTTGTGCTCATAAGCGTGTTTAGTAACCGTTTCAATCTCTTTCTCTGATAATGGTGGTTTATTCAATAAATTCCACTTTTTCATAGTATCCATTGCTATTTCCATTGGTAGCCCTGTTTTTTTAAGTATCCACGCAGCACGTAAAGCAGTTTCATTGCGTTCTCCCTCATCAGCTCCACGCCTAAATATTGCCTTATAGCAATAATATTTTGCCTCTTCGGGTGTATCATCACTAATTGCAAACTGCCTGATTATGCTTGTCGAACGGCTTACAGCTTCATTCCAATAGTTATGCAAGAATGGAATAGGGCTGCCTTGATACAATGGTGCTTTGTAATCTGAAGGCTTAGTTGCAAGTGATTTTATCTGTTCAAAAGAAAGCGTTTGAAGTTGCTGGATAGTAAGCTCATACTTATAAAGCCCTGTTTCTGAATGAATTGTGTTTGGATATCTAAAAAGCCTCACATGGTTATAGATTGAAGTATCTACAAGTTCTAATCCTAAAAGCAACTCATAAAACTTTCGCATGTAGCTTGATATGTTTTCTGAAGGTTCTGAACCTATCATGCCGTTGGGTATCATAATATGGAAGCCTTTTCTACCTGAAAAGAATACTCTGATATACTCTACTGGCACTTCATGATCATACAGAAAATCGATTATATCTCTTGCTACTATTAATGAATCCTCGCCATCAATATCGATTGGAAAATAAAGCATGTAAGCGGGCCCAACATACCCGCTTACAGAACCTGTATTTCTCACATATTCAACAAATGTTTTGTCAAAGAGCAAAGTGTTAATAAAGATATCTTTCTTCTCAGGAAGGTTTTCTAAGTGTTTGGGAATATCGAAGTAAGGAATGATATTGCCTCTATCCCTAACACCTACTGCAAACTCTGTATAAACATACTCAAGCATTTAATTCACCCCTTAAAATGGTGGTAAATCATCAGAAGGATTCTCAAGCTCCTCGGAATAACGACCTGTCTTTTCTGCGTCATCAAGTATAGCAAAATCATTCTTATCATAGTGAAATGTTATTTTTAAGGTTTTGCCTATTAATACCGAAAGTATATCCATAAATTCGCTAAACGAGTATTTTCTCTTCTCAAGGCTTATATTAAAATATCCAAGAATCCTCTCCAACAAAGCCCTGCTTGGGCCATAGGACATAAAAAGCATTATAACAACAGGCGCATAATCCCCCACTTTGAATACAAACTTCACATACGGTGTGCCTTTGCTTGACTTTTTCACATCCACATTAAGAATCACAGCTGTATGAGTACCTGCTGGTGGCCTTGGCCCTTGTCCTAATTCGTTGTACTTACTATCTCCAAAGTCGATATAATCATCCATTACACGTTCACCTCCCTACTAATAACCTTAAGCCTTTTATACCTCTCCCTGAATTGCTCTTTTATCTCTTCTTTGATTTTTTCAGGAATATCAACACCATCGAGTTCTTTAACAAGCTGAGTTATCTGCTCCTTGGTTTCTGCCATTATAAGTTTCACTCTCCAATCACGTATTATATCTGCCTCATTACGTTTCACGGTATCGAATATACTCTCAAAAGTTTCGCCCCATGTTCTGCAAGTAACATCAATTATCTCACCTGTAACGATGTTTGAAACCCGTTTTTTGATGATCTCAAGCCTTCTGGTTTGTCCTAACTTAGTCATTCGCATTACCATATCAAAGAAGTATGGAATGTTACGTTCGGTATCTGCTATGTAGCTTAAAACAGTTCCATCGCTTGCAGAATCTGTTTTTTCGTGTGCTATTGCTATCACATCCATGTCAAGCTCTATCATCATCTGATGTATGTTTTTTACAATTCGTTTTATTATACCCCAATCTCCTAAGTTAAGTTGCTTTACTTTTGTTTCTGATCCTTGCATATACTGTGCTCTCTCATACTGTAATGCATCCCAAAACATAGTTTCGCTATCAAATACTAAGAAACTATTGGGTTCAGCATTCTGTTTAAGCCATGTTAATGCTCTTAATATTTCACTGTAATCTGTTGTGTATAAAACTTTCACATTCTGAAAGTATTTTGCATAGTGATCTGCACCACCTTCAGTATCAATGAGATAACCCGTTCCTGGATGTGTTAGTGCAAAGACTGTTTTTCCAACACCAGCAGCTCCATAAAGCAGAACCTTTGCATAAGCTGGCTTGTCCTTAACTTTAAATTCTTCAAACATTATATCTCCTCCTTGATAACAAAAACAGCATATTTACTTGGATCAGCTGGATCAAAATACAGACATCTAATACTTTCGTCTTCGTTCAAACCCCACAATGCAACAGGATAACGTTTGATGATATTATCTTGCACTTCGAAGCTGATAATTGGTTGGCTCTCCAAGAAGCTAATACTGCCTCTAAACCCCATCTGCTTTTCTTTACCATCTGGCAAGCTGAATATTGCTCTTCCCATTATAGGCACAGACTTCTTATTTAACCACTCAGAAGCTATTTTGTAAAACATACCACCACCTCACTTTTTCTTCTTTTTCTGTGCTTTTGTTTCTTGTTTTGTTTCTTTTGCATTTAGAACATTCTCCCAATAATGTCGAATTGAATCATTGACAAGTTGCCTGAAAGTCATACCATATTCCTCTCTTACCTTATCAACTATCTTCACCACATCCTCATCAATACTTGTAAAAACATTCTTTACCAAAGCCATACAAACACCTCCTACCTTCTCATATATTTGCTATACAATTTTTCTGCATGCTTCTCAAGCACCATATCCCAAAAGACATCATTCATTCTTTGAATATCATCATCGCTTAAATCTAAGTCCTTAAGTATATCAGAATCCTTGTCATAAATTGGTTCATTGGTTTCTATTTCTTCCCCAAACTTATTACGCCAAACTACCACAGGTTCAAACAGATCGGTGAAAATATCTGCGTCTGTAGCAATGCGATCTATAACCTCATACCAATCATCTCTCACTTTGCTCCGTTTCACCATAAGGCTCCCCCTCTCTCATATTTGCTTCCAGTTCTTTTAATAGCTTTTTCATGTCTTCGGCGGTTTCATAGATCGCGCCTAAAATATCTTCAAGCAAACCATGCTCTGCAAACGCTTGTGTTAAAATAAGAAGTGGCGTTGATTCAATACTATTAATATTATTATTGTTGACATAATAAATACCATCAGGCAGATATTGGCTTTCAATTTGGATAAAGTAGTAATCATTTGTTGCTGGCTCATAACGAAAGTTTATAAAAACTTGTGCTTGAAAATTTTCGATAAACTTATCAAAAGTAAAGTTACCCAATCCCAAGCTATAACATTTTTCAGAAAGCTTTGTCAAAAGCACATCAAGTTTCTTAGCAAGTTCATTTTGTATCATTAGTTTTACCCTCCTCAAGCATTTCTTTTAGAATCCTGGTTAAATTTCTCAACTTTCGATTTTCTTCTCTTAGCCTTACGTTTTCATGGTAAAAGGTATCAGAAGAAGCTATTAATAATGCTGCGCCAAAAAAACCAATGGCACCACCAGTAAGCAATCCCCACCAAAACATGTTATCAATCCTCCAATTTCTCAAGTAATCCCCACTCGTAATCAGTTTCTTTTGGCTGGAATTTGCCTTTCTCTGAAGGGTCTGGCACTCTGTAGGTTAGCTTACACACAATAGCAACATCACCCTTTTTCATTAGTACAGGCAAGCGTGTTACTTCTACTGAATAATCAAGCACCTTCGACATATGGCGTGCCGTCGTAGGATAACCTACGCTTGAGATAACTTCTTCCCCCTCTGCAACAGCAGCATCAAAAACCTCTTTTGCTTCTTTAGGCGTTAGCTCGCGATACCTATAAACGCCTTCACTCGTGATAACTGCAGAGTTCATAAGAAACAACACGCTACCACCTCCAATATATAGATATTATAGCACATTTTTCGACATGGGTCACATACATATTTGGTTCGCACTATTTCTGACAATAGGTCTCATCATCCCAGCGGCTCACATGTAAATCTTGGTCCTCATATATAGTAGGTTCGCTTTAGTGAGATAGGTCTCAATTTCTTCATGGCTCACAAAAACTTTTGGTTCTCACAAAATTATGGTTCACATCTTGAACTGGGCCTCAGTCTGTTATGGTTCGCAATGAAGAATGGCTTCTGCATTTTCAAAATGGCTCACATTTTGTTCTGGAGTGCAATGTAAAATGGTTCACAGCATTCAAAAGGTCACAATTTAATTAGGTTCACGTTTGCTGATTGGGCAACAACACAAGATGGTTCACAAGCTGTGCTGGTTCTCATCTTTCAGTGGTTCGCAAATTATACTGGACTGCACATCGCAAAGGCTCGCATACTACTTTAAGTTCTCAAGCTTTCCATGGCTCACATTATACAATCTGGTTCTCAAAACATTAGTGGTTCACAAAAAGAAGTGGTTCTCACTTTCACAAGGTTCACACACTTTTTAGGGTATCAATTCTAATTGGCTAAGCAGAGATAAACATTTCAGGCGTTAATATTGTAGTGTGTCCAAGATACTCTACTGCATAAGGCATTCTTATCGGATAACCTTCAAGCTGCCTCCATACTTCCCATAGGTGTGCAAGGAATAGTTTTTCCATTTTTCGCATAGCTGCAAGGTGTATGTGCTGCTTGCCCCAATCTCTATTTCTTGCATAATACTCCTTTGCTGCATAGTATATCTCAGTATATTTTGATTTCGCTTTTAGCATTGAAGAACCAACAACATACATTGTAGCTTTAAATTCAGGTCTATACGAAATCTTTTGCCCACGCTGCAATGTTTCTGCTTTCCCGTTTATAACTGCCAAACCAGCATAACGCCATAGTTTAGCCACATTAGGAAACCTACCTATGTCACGTATGTAATACATAATCTTTGCCGCAAGAATTGGTCCAATGCCTTTTACTTTGCTAAGAAATTCCTTGTAAATCGGTTCATGCTTAATCTCTCGTTTTATGCTTTTCTCCAAGCTTTCTTCAGTGGTCTGGAAAAACTCTGCAAGCTGTTCAATTACAGGATTGTCAAACTCAAGAGTTCTGGCTCGATTGTTAAACGCTACCCTTTGCTTTTGAACCAATATAAACATCCTGACAATTTCAAAAAGATCATCACTCACAATATCACCCCTTTTATTTAGTATTACTAAACTTTCAAGAGATAGCTATACTAAACACGATTGCTGATCCCAGCTTAAATCCCGAATCTTAACCCATAGCTCTTTGTACCATCTGCTTTTGAAAAAGCTATCAACCTTGTCTTTCACTAATGCTTCAGCAAATTTGCAATAGCTATTAAACTGATCAAAATTCTCGAACTTAGACAGAACCTTCTTATCAAAATCATCTGCTGTGATCTTTGTTGGTTTTTTCTTACCAAAAACTATTGTGAATTTTGGCTCACTTATGTCTATTTTCACATTTTCAAAACCAATCCGCTCTGTTGCAATAGTATTATTTATATTACTTCTACCTGTATTATTTTGTTTTGGCTTGCTTGCTATAGAATATCCTCTGTTTTTAGCAACTGCATAGAATAACGCTTTGTAATATGCAAACGCTTTTGCCTTTTCATAATCCAAACCAAACTTTTTTAACGCAATAACATACCATAAAACCGCCATTTTTGGAAATCTTTTAATCACTTTAACCACCTCCTAATTTCTCAAGTTATCTTTCTCTCCATATAAATTTACACTTGTAACATTTTCCTGCCCTAATTCTCAAATTCTCAAGTTTAGCCAAATTCTCAAATAATTATTAATTCCAAAAATAAACAAAATAATTAAACAATAAAAGCGGGCAGGATACCCGCTTTTATAATTGCCATATCTCCGTTTCATGTGGTGGGAGAGCATCAAATTTTTCTCGGTTTGTTTGGATAACTTCTTTTAGCTTTTTAATTTCACCATCTACAAATTCTCTAACTT